AGCAGGAAGCAAGAGACAAACTCTCCACGTTGCTTCTTACCTGCGTTTAGGAAAGTAGGAGTTGCTGGCTGGAAGCGACCTGAAATAATTTCTTCTACCAAACCTTCTGCAAGCTTCTTGTCACCCTTGGCAAGCATGAGGGCATTCATGCACACGCGATCTTCAAACCGCTCCAGGTAACGCTCTCCATCAAAAGTCTTTAGCGCATAAGATGTGTAGAACTTGTAGGCACCCAAGAACGCAGCGAATCTAAACTTGTGGCCATATGCTTGCTTAAACAAAGACTTAATAAAAGAATCATCGTATAGGTCTAGCAATTCCTTTTCGTAGTAATCGTTCTCTACCAGGTACTCTAGCTTTTCCTCCAGGCTGTGGAAGAACACCGTGTTCTGATTTACGTGGTCGAGGAAGTATGCTTTTGCCGCCTCTTTGTCTTTGTCGAATTGAATCTTGTTATCTGCTCCATAAAGGTTGAGCATTGCATTAAGCTCATGGTAGCTATACTTCTTGTCCATATAGTAGGTTCAGCCTTTCTTTTACTTTGTCTACGTCTTCGTTGGTACCGAATACTTCTACTCGTGCAATGACTGGTACCCCCGTCTTTGCACTAATTAAATCTGCGGCTTTGCAAAAGTGCTCACCGAAGTTTGTATTGCCGAACCCCACTACGCCTCGCAGAAGGTCTCGGTTCTCCCGAATGTTTAGAAAAGCTCGTACTTGTCGGGGTATTGCTGCTCTTCCTTCGCCACCACCGTAAGTAGGGACCATAAGAACATAAGGCTCATTAACGGTAGGACTATCAGCCCGCCGATCAATAGGGATACGAGTACAGCTACGTTCATCAGTTATTTTCTCTACAAATCTTTTAGTGTTTCCCGAATAATTTGAGAAGTACACAATGTCAATAGGTATCAATTGTACACTCCTTTTTTACTACATCTATTGTTTCCCCTGAAAAAATACACAATATGTGCTACTAAATTAAACCAAATTGGTCAAGATAGCTGCGAACGTCTTGTGTCATCTCCTTGTTGGGCTTATAGTTTATCACATTGGCAGGCAAGTCCGCAACATTAACCTTCGGCCTATCCCTGAAGGTATGGATTTCTACTTCTTGATTGCGGTTCCTAGGAGTGTGAGAGATGGCACCAAACACAGCACCACAGACAGCGTCTGCTAGGTCCTTAGACTTCTTGCGTGGGTGGTCAACCTTATTGTTATTCATAATCTTTAGCTCTGTAAGCTCATCGAATAGCAGGTCAATAGATGGCATAATTAAACGCTCTTCGTAAAGCAGCATCGCCATGTCTTCATAGTGCTTCTTGGCTACCGATACTGTTTCGGTCCTCATGCCTACTGCCTTTAGTTCGTTCTGAATGTCAAAGGATTGCCAGCGGTCAAAGGACACCATGCCGATGTCGAAGCCCAGCCTGCGTAGGTTTTGAATCCACTGCTTAACCTCTGACAGATCTACAGGCCCCTCAATTTTTGGTTCCCACCATGCAACAGCATCCACAACTACGAATGGGACAACCTGCTCATAATCCTTTACGACCTGGATATTGACCCACTTCTCAACGTGAGCGATTGCAACCGCACACTTGTCATGCTTTTGTGCGAGGTCGGCATGCACGTAATACTTCTTGTCGGGGTCTGGAGTAAAGCTAGGATCGAATCGTTTAAAGGTATCTACTGGATTGCGGCCAGTCATACAGGCCTGAACTTTCTCCCGCTGCTTAAAGAATGCATCTGAGGCATACTTTGGTACACATAAGAAACGCATCATAGCGTCTCCAGGGTCTGTGTAGAACGCTAGCTTAAAGTCTTCTATAGATCTGGTGGGGTTTACTTCCCAGGTTGGTCGCTTAAGTGCAAAAGTATTTGGATACTTATAAGAGAGGATGTGCTCCTCTTCCCACTCAATCTCCATCCAGTTGCCCTCTTGATCCTCTGGCAAGTCTGGATTAATAATAAACTTATGATTGCGGGTTATCTTTTCTTTTTCCAAGATACAGTCTTCGTACTTAGTAGAGATAAAGTCTCCTGGGTAACGCGGGAATGACAGAAGAACTACCTTGCCCAAGTCTGGGAATCGAGAGTCTACGGTACCGCGGAAGGCCTTGTATATGTTGTCTGCTGTCTTCCCCTGCTCGTTACCGCTTCCAGTCTCGCTGGCGAATCCTGAGATCTCATCGAGTACGGCTACCAAAAGGTTTAGACCCTCATGAGATTCTCGCTCAGAGTGACCTGAGTAAACAGTGATAGAATGATCGAAATCAATAGAGTCCATCTTGGCGTAGTACTTGCCAGCAAACCATGGCGACCTTTCAATCTTTGACTTAAAGCCTTTAAAGAAAACGTTCTTTGCCTGCTGGGCGTTGATAGCAACGTTAATAATATCAATAGCGTCACCAGATGGCTTACCGTAATACTTAGCTGGATCCTTAAGACACAGTAGCTTATACACGATATATGATACTGCTACGGTTGAGGTAAAGTCTTTACCACTACCCTTGCCAAGCTGGAGAATGATTTCATTCTTAGTATACTTATTGTAATACGCTGCCCCTTCTTTCTCACCAAGGAGCTTGATCAGATCTTCCTTCTTATATATCTGGCTCATGGCGCGGACGATGTCGTATTGAATATCTGATAGTGGGGGCTGGCCAAGGTAGTCTTCGCCCTCCACAAACGTCTTAGCGTCTACAGGCTCTTCTATAAAGGGGCTGTCTTCGAGTGCTTCTATAAAGTCATCAAACATTGTGGACTATTGTCACCGTCTCGTTGAGCTTCTTAGATGCATCCGATAGCTTGGTCATAATCTTGTCTCTAATCTCTGGATGCTCTGCGGCAATGTCTTTAAGGATAACCATGAGGATCTCTTGCCTACGCTCAATCTCCAGCATTTCTTCTGCCAACTCTTTGTTCTCTAGCAGACCAGCCTTCTGTAGCATTTCAATACGCTTGGACTCCAGGTCCATAACTAGCTTGATACCGCCCGACTTGCTACGCAGGTCTGCGGTAGTGGTAGCTTCGTCAATAACTTCATACGCTTTTGAGATTAGCCTGCTATAGTGTTCATCAGCTGCTGCCAGTGCTTCTTTGGCCCTGGCACGAATCACAGTGTTGTCTGCAGCCAGAGTCTGCCATTCTTTAATCATGGCAGTGACCTTAGTTCTAGGCAAGGCCAGCTCTTTGGAAATCTTTGTGGGGTCATTACCTTTTAGGTATTCCCCAACTACTTTGTTTACTGTATCAAGGTGTTCGACCACTTGGTCTTCAGGACTGGCTGACACGCTTTGCTCGCTTTCCACGTTGTGGCACCCTCTTTACTCTGTCTTCCTTAAATGCACGGAACTGCTGTGGCTTGCCACGGAAAATCTCATAGCAATCTACCCAGGTAGCACCCGTCAGAGTGTTAGTGGTGATGCCTCGGAACTGAAACTTAGTTCCGTACTCACCCTTGATCTTAATGATGTCTCCAGCATTAATAGGAAAGCCATTGGCTTCCATGTAAGGCTCCATGGTAAACGGACTTGGCTTTGCTGCTACTCTGTTACGACGAGGCATTGTGCTCCTTTATTTTTTAACGTATATTTATTATACAGCATGCGGACAAGATTGTCAAGACTTAGCGTTTCTCTCTTTTGCTATTAACAATAACACAAGGTATCCAACTAGGTCAAATATTGTGTCGTCCCCAGGGTATTCATACCCCCGCTTAATTCGAGATAGCTTGTCGTCAATGCGTACGTAGAGCTGCTCTATGTTATCCTGCTTAGAGAACACTCTAACTGGATCGAGGGCAGAGTCTCCATAAGCCCTGTTCTTTTCAATTAGCATTGCTGCTATGTCAGACATTACGTCTGTGATTTGTTTCTCAGTTTCCTTGCTCATTGGTCCTATACGCCCCTATCCGCTTACCACAATTGTTGCATGTAACATATGTCAGCCCAGTGAACGGGCATGAGGCTTGTCCTGAAGCATGATGCTTGCAGGTGATCCGCTTAAACTGCCACTTAGCAACTTTAACAAAGTGCTTAATTACTCTCATTTTTTCCTTAGCTTAAATTTATCTAGGTGTGTAT